TTGGCCGGAACTGGTAGTCAATCCAAACATCTTCGTAATTTGTGTAAAGGCCAAGATTGTAGATCTCAAAATCTCGCACTGGCTGCGCTCCAACAGCGCCGACATTAAATACAGCTTTTGGGTTGCCAAGGATGTCACCCGGCAGTGCGTATGTATATTTCCATTCATTTATTGGGGTGCTAGCTAAACGGCCTAGCTTTACCTTTTTAACAGACCAGCTAAATGGGTACTGCATTATGATAGTGTCGCGGATGTCGTCATAAAGACGATCAGCCACCTGCGCTTCATCGGTGCCGGTGGCAAATGACGAAAGCGGGGCAGCGCCCAGCATAATCAGAGCCTCGGAACATATTGATAGTTTGGTATCGCCCTGCGCCATTCGTTACTCCAAAATGGGGAAATGGGGCGACATAAGCCGCCCCACTATTGTTAGTCAGCGTCAGCGACTGATACAGCCGTGCCGTCTGATACGTCAACAACACCCGATGCGTTTGACAGAACAACAACGATTGACATTGTTGGGGTCGCGCTATCGTGAACAAAGATCACGTCACCGACTGCCACTGTGTCTGACAAGTCGTTGAAATAACCTTCGGTGTTCACGTCAGCAATCGCGTCGGCTGATGTGTAGGTGTACATGCTAGGTGCGTTGCCAGATTTAGCTGCACCAATAACATTCCATCCTGCTGAAGAGAAAGCCATTTTCTACACTCCTTTCTATTCAGTGCAAGAGATTTTGACAATGCCCTCGTCATCGATGGCAACCGCGCCAGCGCTGAACATAGAAGAAACCAAGAAGCTGGTTTTTTCTGGGACATAGTTGATTTCACTCTTTTGGTTCATGCCGATACCCATACCCATTGCATCCTTGTGGAATGCAAAGCAGGTGCGGGTTGATGGCAGTGGCAAGCCACCTTCATCACGGTCACCAAGAGTTACGAACTTGAAGCCCATAAAGGTGTCAACCTCACCAGAAACCAGAGCTTTTACTGTCGCAAAGTCTGCGCTTGTGATTTCGGTTTCGCCCAGCATACCAGCCAAGTTATTAGCGTGGATGATCATGCAACGGCCTTCAGATGGTACGTTATTCGCATCAAGCAGCTTCTTTGTTTCAATCAGCTTTTCGATGTTCATGTTTGTACCAGCGCCACCAATGGTAGTCGCAACGGTCAGTGTTGTTGCTGATGCGTTGAGGGCATCAAGAACAAGCTGATCCATACGGCGACCAATAGCGTTACCAACTACCTGCACCAATTCACGACGCTCGTCAAAGTTGACTTTCTGCTGTGAAAAGATGTCGCTGTATTCGGCAGCGATGTAGTCAGACATTGTTGCTGTGACTTGTGAGTAAGTCACGTTAAGAGGGGTCACATCAGTTTGCGGAACGCGAACTGTTGCGGTGCCTTTTCCGATCTTCGGAAACTTCACCTGATTGCCTTCGACATTTGCCCGCTCGCGGGTTAAGCCTGCCAGTGCGCGTGACGACTGGTATGCCTGCTTAACCTCGGCATCGAACAACTGTACAAAAGCATTGGAAATGCCAACTGCCATTTTCCTATTCCTTTGTAAAAGTTAAAACACGATTTGACGCCTAGCAGGTATCCTTCCGGGCTGCGGCTTGAGCATATACGCTACGCCCCCAAGCGTTTGCGACAGGTCGAAAGCCGATTGTCTGTCAAGGGTGATTTTATAGAAAAACGCGGCAATTGTAAACAACTGCCGCGCTTGCATTAAATGGCACTATATTCTTGCTTGCCATAGACGTTTTCAAACATCTTTTCGACCTTCGCCCGGTAGGCTGGGTCACTTTGATATTCGGGCTTGCCAACCATTGCCATTAGCTCTTCTTTAGATGGCGCGTCGGTCATTGGCGACACGTCAATTGGCACTGGTTTATCGCCATAATATGAGCGGATCTTTTGCAAAGCGCGTAAGCCCTGCGCGGTGCCACCCATAATTTTAAACTCTTCAAAATCAGCATCAGACCAAACGCCTTTGCGAACTAGGCTAGACGCCCAGTCAGTCATTGACTTGATTGCAACGTCAGCATTTGGGCCGAGCTTTTCGTATTCCTCTTTGTATGAGATCTCGGCTTGCTGACTTTCGCCCTGAGCCATTTCGATAAATGTGCCAGCTAGCTGTTCAAACGCTGCCTGACTAACACCATTTTCTTTTGCCCAGTCTTTGTAAACGCTATAAAGCGGGTCATCGTCACCAATGCCAGCCTCTTCAAAGATTGTTGTGTCGTACTTGTCAGGGGCTTTGTGCTTGCCCTGACTAAACTTCTTTTGCAGTTCGTTGTAAGACTTGACAAGGTTTTCTAGATCCGGGCCATCGTCTTCGTTCCAAAACTTTTCTGGATACCACTCTGGCTTTTCAAGCTCTATTTCTTCACCTTCTTTTGCAACGGTTACGCTATCAACTGACGGCTCGTTGTCTGTTAGCTGGTGTGGGATTGTTGTCTCTTCAGCCTGCTGCTGGTTATCGTCGCCCTCGACTTGGGCTTCGGCCAACAGTCCATCTGTATCATTCATAGTGATCTCGCTCTTTTCATGCGCCGCTCAATTTCCCTGACCAGACTATTCTGGCCTTCGCGAGCATAACCGTGACTGGCGTCCTCACCGGGATACCAGCTAGGCTGCTCAATCGTCAGCGACCTTAGATGGGTGAGCAGCTTTGCCCCATCATCGCTGGCGAACACGCGCAGATAAAGACGATCAATGTCATCCTTATCTACTTGCTGTTTTTCTGCTATTTCGGGGTCTACGGTTTGCAACCCCTCCCAACCGTCCGGGTTCATTAGACCATCCCTTCTGGTGGTGCCTCGCCTTCAACTGGCGCACCACCCTCTGCTTGCGCTTGAGCCTGCATCATTTGCGCGGCCTGTTGCATCATCTCCTGACGTTCTTGCGGCGTCGTGCGTAGTTCCGCTGGCACCCCTAGTTTATCAGCAACATAATCTGCAATGCTGCCTGTCTTGACAGCCATTTGGCCTTCTGGGCCAAGGGCTGACGACATTTGCACCCACTGCATAATTTTCTCAATATCACCCATATTTTGCGCTTGTGCAATCGGGCTGACCGGCGTCACTTTAACCTCTAGGCCATTGACGCGCAGTGGCATCTCAATCAAACCGCGCTCATCCATTACATAAAGGATGCGGGCAACCAGCGGCACCATAGTCTCGGTGATCAAGCGGCCAAAAGCGGAGCCAAGGTTCTGCGCCAGTTCTTTCATGCGCTCGGCAATCTCTGTCGCAGACCGGGCTGACATATTGTCGGGCGGCAGTGTGTCATCAAGCAAGATCTTTTTGACGTTCATGCGTAGGTCATTGATCACGATCTGCGACACGTTGAAATCACCAGAGCGTGGCATCTGTCGCAAGCTCTCGCCTTGCGGGCCACCGTTACGCGCAACCGGGATAATAGCGCCCGGCTGGATGCGGATGTTTTGCGGGTTCAATACGCCATCATCAGCCGCAGTGTAAACACCCGCAATTGACAAGCTGGCATTCTTTAACAGCAACTCCAGTGTCTTGTTTAGCGTTTTAATGTCAGGGATAGCTGTGACCAGCGGCCCACGACCGTAAACCTCGCCCGCAACTTTCATATACCGCGCAACGATCCAAGGCGATGATTTCATGCGGCGCATAAGCAGACCGGCTTTGCCCTCAGCCCAAATGACGTGATAACAGAAATCGCCTTTGTCTGGGTCATACAGCGTAGCCTCAACAAGTTCGATTTCTTGCGTAGGCTTGTCGTCAATCATGCGCTGCAAGCGCTCTGGGATTTCGGCGTCTTGCCAATGCTGCTTGATGGCCTCGCCTTTTAAGCGCATCCGGCGGTAAACATTATCGACCTTGCCGTGTGCGCCCTCTTCGATGCTGACCAGATATTGCGGCACAGCAGTAAAGCGAATTGGCGTCATGTCGTCACCGGGCTGTACTAGCATGACGGCAGTGCCAACAGCTAGATCAAGCAAAAATTCGCCCATAGCCAAATCAAAGTTAGACTGGCGCAGCAGGCTAAACATAATATCGCTGTACATATCCAGCGCAGTTTGTGCCTCTAAGCGACGCTCTTCTGGGATTTCTGGCCCCGGCTCTAACCGGCACCACGGTGCGTAGGGTGGAAACAGGCCAGACTGGATGCGGTTGGCAAAGCGCTGCGTTGCATTGATAGCTGTACTATCAAACACGCGCACCATTTTGTTTTGCCCCGGAGAGCCGCCGCCCTCGTAATAGCCATCATAAAGATTGCGCTGCGGCAAGCCAAACTCATAGCAATCTTCATAGATCTGCCGCCAGTTATCTTTGCGGCGCTGCGCCACATCGTGACGCTTTAGGATATCTTCAACACTATGCACTGGCTTGGTTCCTTTTGCTTATGGCTGCCGCTTTTTTCTTGGCGTCTGCTTTTGAGCTAGCGCCCCAAGCGCGTAGCGATAACAGCAGACGTGTGGGTTCGCCGTCCTTATATTCTGGCCCCGGCATACCGCCCATTCTAGCCAAGAATGATGCCCGGCGCGGATTGTCGCCAGACTTGACCGGCGCTTTTAGGTTCATGCCTTGCGCTTTGGCAGAACGACGACCGGCCTCATTTAGACCGCCTTTCGGGTTCTTACCCGCCTTGCGTGTCCAAGCTGGGCTAGCCACGCGCCGCCCTCATATTATCAATGAGGTTTGGATATGGGCGACCGGCTTTTTTAGCAGCCCGCATAGCGCTGCGTTTTTTTGCAGAACTCAACGCCTTTGGCTTGCCCAAATCTTTTGGCCGCTTTTTATCCCAAACCTGTTTGGTCATTTGCCGTAACCCTTACCTTTTTTCTTAGGCATAATTTTTCCTTTTCGCCATTTTGGTTTTCATGTTGGCCTCAGTTACCCGGCCACCAGTCTGCCGAGCGTACTCTTTAGCCGCATTCATGCCAGCCTTGCTGTAAGCAAAGTGCCGGGTCTTTCCATCTTTAGAAACTACTTTTGGCATCTACGCCCCCAATGTTGAGTTGGATGATAACAAAGTTCGGTTGCCAAGCTGCCTTAGCCCAGCACTGCTGCGGCGTATACGCTCGGCCTCAATCTCTTTTGTAAGATCTGAGCGGATAACTTTTTTGCCCAGCGTCGCCTGCTCTTCCTCTTCATCTTCTGGCATTATTCTAGCGGCACTACCGGCCTCGTTCATTCTTTCTGCCCGCGCTTCAGCAGCGGGGTCACGCCCAGTCAACCTGCCAAGGCTATCATAAACGCCGCTTATTCTGCCGGTGCGTTTATCAACCACAGCTTTAGACCCAGCTTGACTAAGCACATCTTTCATGCGGTTGCCCATAAACTGAGCGGCGTAGTTTTGCGCCACCTCAAAACCAGCAAATGGCATTACAGCAGCCATAATCTTGTCAGTTGTACTCATGTTCTCAATATTTTTTTTGCCAAGCGCGATTTGCTTGTCTATCTGCTTTTGGGCTTTTGATCTTTGTCTGTTATCGACAGCGCCACGATCACTAGCACTAGCACTTTCCCTGCCGTCGCCGGGATCCCTGCCACCGCCGCCGCTGCCACTTGCGCCAGAAGGGCCACCAGCCGCCCCGCCCGCTCTCTCCGACCCAAAGCCGGAAGGTTCATTACCAAACCCCGGCGGGTATGATGGAACGCCTTTATGAAACTCACCAGTGCCACCGCGTGATTTCAAAAGCTCGGCTTCGGCTGGTGTGATATAAGCCAACAAATGCCGCTGGCCTCGGATGGTAGTTCTGCTTGGTGGGTTTCTTTTTGCCATAGCTTACACCGGCCCTAATGTTTCTGTGATGCCCTGCTCGGCGTCTTCGCGGGTTTTGGATAACAACATACGCTGACCGCCAACATACCGAGCGCGGCGTTGTGCTGCTAGCTTCATGCGCTTATCACGCGCCTCAGCCTCGACCTGTTGCTCTTGGCGCTTTTGAGCAGCTACTAACTCTGGATCTGGTTTTGATACCTTTGACCCGCCACCAAATAATCCGCTCATTTATAATACCTCGCATACATTCGATAATCAGCGCCGTCAGGGCCGTAGTTTTTTAACAGCCCCTCTGGCGTGAATTGTAACGCATCAGCCCACCTGACAGCAAGGTCATTCTGCGTATTTACGGTTAACTGCAACCGCTTCAATACCATCTCGGTAGCGATCAGGTTGAAATAGCGGTATGCACCCCTAGTAAGCGATACCGGCGCGGTAGCAACGTGGTCTGTTGTCAGCATCCAGCCCTCAGCAACCCCCGGCCATAATTTATTAACGCCAAAGCAGCAAGCGATTTTGCCCCGCAATAAAGCCGTGCAGGCAAGGCCGGTAGCACTTGCCCCCTGCAACGCCTCTTTGTAATCAGGCACAAGTTTTAAAAACTGGGCATCCATCGGCCTTAATTCTGCCATATAGGCATGACCCCAGTAAAACGGCACAATAGCAACATCACTATTACCGCACAGCGTTTCCCGCCAGTTAGAATATGTTAAAATCTGCATTCGCTGTTAGCTGATTAAACTGTTTACTAAACTGGCTATTGCGCGTAATGCTCCGCACCTCACCGGCACCAAGCATCAAATACCCAAACGCATCACCAACGTGCGAATGTTCATTTTTATTTGGCGCATCCCGGAACCGCTCATACCCGGCACCAACCGCAACGCGCTTAAAATGATAACCGCCCGACAGCGATTTGCGGGTGCGGGTGCATTTTCTGTTGACAACCAAGCCAGCC